GCCGGCAACGAATACGGAAGCGTGCTGCGCCTCGCGCGCATTGATCTCCAACTGACCCATGATCTGTTTCAGATCACCATCCTGGGTCATCTTCATCAGTTCCAGTTCGGCCGCTGCCTTCTGCGCAGGATCCGGGAAGATGCGGTCGATGATGCCTTTGCCCAATTCAAACAGCGGGCCGAGCAGTAACGGGTTCATTTCTTCCCCTCATGTTCCAGACTGTAATGATTGCCGTCGTTGAAGCGGCCACCCCATGTGCCGCCCATCTTTTCCCACTGTTCACCCAGCGGCGCGTGACCCTCTGTGGTTTCCAAGAACACCCCGTCCTTGAACAGATTGAAGTCTACCGCCAGACGGATCTTGTGGCAGGAGTTGGCCGAGCCGTAGCCGACCTTCCAACCAATCTGGCCGTGCAGCCGCGGGTCACGGTAGGCGTCACCGAAGGTCAGTTCGTAGCTGTTGTCATACGCCCAGACGATCAGGTCCGCAATCATGCGGACGAACTTGCGCTGCTTCTGGCCGAGGGTCACAACGTCACCAAAGGCTTGATGGCCTGTGCCGGGATCACCGACACAGTGCCGTCATCGAAGTACAACCCAATGGCCCCGGCTTCTGTAAAGCCACCGAAGCAACCCTCGTTGGTCTTGCCGTTCTGCGTCCACGTTGCTCGCAGCGGCAGGTTCTTCACCGCTGGCAACCGGCACTTCTCGTCAAACAGCGTGACGGTAACGCCCGGCGCATTGGCCGCGGCGATGGGTGCGGCGTACAGCCCGACCCAAATAAACAGCAACCCGACAGCGATAACACCTTGCACAATGGTTTTCATACGCTCCCCTTTGACCAGCCCATTTCAATCTCAATGGCACGGGCGGCTTCCTTGAAGTCGGTGTCGTGCGCGTACTTGTTTGGCACCTGGTCGTGACCGAGAGCCGCGTGCAGCATTTCATGCGCTAGGATGCGGAGCAGCATGTCCAGTGATTTTGTGTCGGTGGTGTCTACCCAGATACAGTGGTTGTCGCCAGCCTTGCCATGGTAGCCATGGGCTTTGAGCGGCTTGGCCACGAACACCATCTTGTTGACCGAGGGCAGGCGGCGGTCACTGCTGAACGCAATCTTTTTGAGGAAGCAGTAACCCGCGCGCAGGTCACTCTCGTCAAAGTTCATTTTTTGCGCAGCCAGTCCTGCACAGTCTGCGTTTCGTATATCCTAATGCACGTCCAGACAATAGCGGCAATGGTGGCGATGATGGTCAGCGCGGTAGAGAACACCCCGAGCCACGCAGCGAATACCGTACCATAAGCCGCTGCGTCGGCTAGGTGCTTAACTTGATCCGTTTGCTGCACCATTTTACCGCCCCTTGTCATGTTGTTGTGTTTACCGCGGTGACTTTCCGCGTGCGGCGTTCTGTCTTGCTTTAGAAAGTGTTGTCATTACTCAATCCTTTTCACAGTAAGCCTGTTATAACTTCCGTCAGTTACGACGGTGACGGCCTCTCCCATAAACGCTTCGACTTTTATCGTAATTGAGGCCATTACGTAAGCCTGTTCTGGTGAACGTATACATAATCCACGGTCACGTTCCTTGTGGCGGTCGAACGCGATATCGCTGCAACAACCGGAGTCATCGGCGTGTTTGGTGTAACAGCCCCAGCAACAGTAACTCCAACAAGAACGCCGTTTCTGTAAAAGGTTGCGGCGCCGGTGCCGTCATCTACTTCAATTCGCCACGTCTCGTAAGTTGCTGCAGCAGGCGCTACACCCATGTTCTGCTGGACCGCATCAACATCCGTGGCGACCCCCACAGCCCACCAGTTATCCGTAGACATCGACGTGTCAAACATGACCCCGAAGGCATTAGACGCGTTGGTATTGATCGTGTCCGCAGACGCCGCAGACTCGATGGGGAATTCCAAAGCAGCGATCTGGTCCGTCATCCCGACGAACACGGCGACGTTCGTAATGGCGCTAATTTGCAGTCGAAACTCGCAAGCGAAGCCGCCTTGCGCGGGACGCCATGTAAGTTGAGAATGAAGTTGCACTCCGTTCGTCGCCATCGTCCCGGCCGCGTCGTCCCCGGTAGTCATTCGCATGGTTCCGTGAGTCGCAATCACAACAGCAGGAGCCACAACTTGCGGGTCACTGCCTATTTGCGAACCCCACTCGTCGGCCAGAAAATCGCCAAGGAAGTCGTCAAAATGCTCTACGCGCTTCGTGATCGCTCGGCTGATGCGGTGGCGTTCATTGCTACCGTAGGCAACTAACTCGATGTGTCCTCGTCCAGCGTCCTCTAAAATAAGGCCACCGCTTCTCCCGGTTAGTGGTGCTGGCAGATCGGCGCTTACAACAAGCGCGTGTCGCATCAGCGGCGAGTTGCCGTTGTAACAATAGACCGCGTACTCCCCAAGCGGGGAGTTTGTGGACGTTGGCATCGACTCAAACAGTCGCGTAAAAGTCGTCAACGTAACCGTGGCCAAGTCTTGAATCTGCACGTTCTCACACACCAACAACGAACGCGCTTGTGCGGTAATGTCAAGAGCAGTTTTTCCTGCCCCGCCACCGGAGCTGATATTCCTAAGTGAAATGTTGCTGACGTTCCTGAGATAAATTCCGTTCTCGTTACCCAGGTAAGAATCCGACAAAGCAAAAGATCGCAGAAGTTGCGCTGCTGATAGGTCAATGTAGATAGGCCAGTACCCTGCGTTGCCTTGTTCGGTGCGTAAATTTTCTATAGAAAGAGGGTAGGAAATACCAGTCGCCGCTGTGCTGACCCAATACAAACCGTGCGTTCCTCCTACCCATGCTTGAGTACCGGAAAACTTCACGTTCGACAAATCGACGCCGCTTTCTATTTCGACGGCCTTGGCGGTCGTAATTAGGTAAACATCGTTAAATTCAAAGTGATCTATGTCAATCGGAGCGTAATTAGGATTCGTAGAAATCAGCAGAGGCCGCAGGCAGTTGATTGCGATGCGGCTGAAATATGACGCATCTCGTCCATTGGTCTTTATCCCGATGCTAGACCCCGCCCAAGAATTAACCGCGAAGTCCTCGCATACAAAGAGGTTCACATCAACAACATTGAGCGCGGTTTTGGTTTGCGTGTTGCCGCCGCCGCTAATAAAGCCGATACCCTTTATAGAGGACTGCACCAACTGAGTCGCCGTGGCTTTTTGGAAGCGAACGCATGTTGCCTCCCCTGATGGCCGAAAATCAATGGTGCTGGATTGAGGCCCATCGCCGCGAAGATTTATACGATCATTGCTAATACGTATCTCGGAGGACACAAGATAAGTGCCCGGTGGAAAGTAGATCAAACCCTTTGTCGCGGTTGAGGCTTCTACCGCGCTGATCGTTCTCTGGATTGCGGCAGTATCATCAGTGACACCATCACCGACAGCACCAAAGTCTTTGACGCTGACACTCTCGCCAAGTTTTGCGGTAACGCTGCGTTCAACAGCGCCAGTTCCTGATTGTGTAAACGTGCTGGTGTTGGCGTCACCCACTGCTAACTCAAAGGCGTTGCCTGCCACATTGCGGCGGAGGTAATAACCTGCTTTGCCTGTAACAGTGATGTCAGTTTGCTCTCCCTCAGATGACGGCACTTTCAGTGACCGACCTATTTCTTCATCAATCTGTTGGTCGATCATGGTCAACCGGTCGAGCCGGTCTTCCAGCACTTCCGCGTCGTTGATGTCGTTGTTCAGGAAGTCGTCGTCTTGTGTCAGGGGCAGCACGCGGCGAATAACCAGCGTAATCCCCGCAGCCGGTGCGCCGTAGGGGCTGGAGCCGCCAGCCAAACTAACCGTTCCGGTGGCTCCTGCGCCGCCGGATACCGTGTAGTCCGTGTTTTCGACCAAGGCTTCGGACGCGCCGGTTGAGTCCGTGACCGCCGTGAGCACAAGGTCACTGGTGTCAAAGAAGACCACTGGCGACGTGGCGAAGCTGGTCGTAACACCGTTGCCAGCGAAGGTCTTGCGGTTAGTTACTGAACTGACAGTCATTTTTAATCCCCTATATTCCAGTTTACCCTAAGAGCAGGAACATTGTTTCAAGTTCTTGTTTCCGTTGCTTTTTCTTTGTTGGCGTTTGCACCGACATGGCCATCACGTCCCAGTATGCGATGGGCGGGGGCAGTCGGGTGACGCTGAGTTCCGCATCCTGCCCCGTCACACTGAACGTGCCGTGCTGCGCCACCAGTTCGTAACCCGCTGTGACCGGCGTGTATGTGATGTCGATGTCTTGCCCGGCCAGCGCAAAGCTGCCATGCAAAGGCGACAGCGCGCGGTTGCGGGCCAGCGCAGCATCCTGGCCGGTCAGACTGAACGTGCCATGGTTGGCTTCGATCAGCTTGCTGCGCAGCAGCGTGATGTTCTGCCCTGAAAGGCTGAACGTCCCGTGGGTCGGCGATAGCGCCCGGTTGCGGCTGATCGTAACCGACTGACCAGTCAGGCTGAACGTGCCGTGCTGCGCCGTGATGTCGTAGTTGACCGGCGCCCCACCGCTTGCTGGGTTGTCGGCAATCGTGCCGTCGGCTATGGTGCCGTAGGCGATCATGCGTTACCAACACGTCAGGATGGCGAACGCATCGCCGCCGAAGCCCACCTGGCCGACGGTAGATGTGGTCAGTGCACCACCCATGCCCCCGCCGCCGCAGCCTGGCGCGCCATGGCCACCACGGCCTTGAACGAGGCCGGTGGTTAAAGCAGTGCCGTGTGTGGAAGCACTGCCGGTGCCGCCTATGAAGTAGCCAAGATTCGCAACCGGCCGGAAACCAGCATTGCCAAAAGCCGCAGGAACGGTGGCCGTAGCGGAACCCTGCCCGCCAAGCAGCGTGGGAAAGGCACCCGCGCCCGTTAATTGTCCGCCGTTGGTGCCGGTCGCCGCTGCTGCCGGCAGTCCGCCGCCGCCCGTGCCGCCCGTAACAAACGCGCCGGTGGTCGGCAGCGTCAGGTTGGCCGCCGCGACAGTCGCACCGCCTGCCGTGCCGACTTGTGACGCCAGCACTTGAATCGCATACATCCAGCCCAGCGGCATGTTGGTTGCGGCAGCAATCGCCGCAGCGGTGCCGACCGTGCCGCCTGTTGCACCCGAAGCGTTGCCACCATGTAAGCCGCCGTTGGCAAACGCGATGACGCCGTTCGCGGCGGTGGCCGGCTCGATCGCCACATAGCTGGCAAAGTTTGCCGTTGCCGTGGGTTTGCGCCCCGCCAGTGATAAATACAGCCGATCCGGCAATACAGCCAGGGGCATTTGAAGTATCGTGATTGCCCCACTTTGCCCGCCCGCACCACCAGCAGCGGTTGAGTTCGCGCCGACCACACCAGTGCCGCCATTACCACCGGCGCCAACCAGCACAATGGACAGCATGGACTTGCCACGTGGCTTGGTCCACGTTTTCCAAGACGTGCCAGCAGTTACCGCGTCGCCAAAGAACCACTGAACATCAGCGGCGCCTGTTGACTTCGGAGTGTGGGAAAAGTCCAGCATCAGTATTTGCCGCCAATGACTGACACGGCCCAGCCGGTGGTGACTGCCGTGCCAATCCCTCCATAGATGCGATAGCCGGGAGGGATGGCCATGTTCAGCGTGTACTCAATGTCAGGCGACGCTGCGACGATGCTGTATGCCGTGGCGGGGAGTGTCACTTCACCGATTAGCACGTTGTTGGCCGGGGTGGCCGGGGTGCTGCCGTTGTTCAGGAACAGACGCAACACCGATGCGGTGGACGTGCCGGTGATGGCTGCGCACTTGGCGCGCACTCTTTGCACAAAGCCGCCATTGGTGGCGTCCGCCGTGAACAACAGCACAGCATTGGCATCGCTGCCGTTAAAACCGGACACGTTGGCGGCGGTCATTGCAGTAGCGATCAGCGCGGACGTGCCGTTCCACTGAATGTCTGCTACCTTGCTATAGATTGGGTCATTATTACCGGGCATTGTCTATCTCCTTATGGCATTGCCATGCCGTTAAACTGTGCAACTTGGTAGCCTACGTTTGCGTGGCTGACTGTCTCTGCTGTCGCTGTGCAGTAGACATTCGATGTCCCTGCCAGCGTGATCGCGTTTCCTGAATTAGAACTGCTCCGTATCAAGTCTCTGGTCAACCCCGTAGTACCGTTGAACACACCTTCACCCACTTCCCACAATGCTCCAGACACCAGCAGGTAGGTCACTTTCAGCGACGCACTGCCGAACGCTGAAGCAAAGGTGCGGTAGTTGGTGACAGCCCCCGCAAGGGTGACGGCCCCCGTCCCTGTGGTGGCGGTAGTCTCTTGAACCCTGTCAGCGATGTATGGCATTACGTGGCCTGGAATACGCCGTTGGTGCCGTCAAGAGTGACGGTAACTGTCTCGCCTGCTGCGACCACTTGGCTGCTGCCGTAGTCCCAGTAGCCAATCACGTTGTTGTTCGTGCTGTTGACCAGCAAGGCGTAGCGGAAGGTGAAGCCACCGCCACTGGCCGTCCACGCGGTCGGGGAAGTCAGCACCAGTTTGTAGGTGCCGCCAGATTGCGTGGCGCTGGATACCGCGGCAGAATTGCCGCCCTGCGTGTAGCCGCCGCCAGTGGCCAAGTCCGTGGTGCCCGGCGTGAAGGCGGCGTTGGCCGGCGCAGCGGCAGACAAGGCAACCGCCCAAGTGTCGGAGCCAGCATTGACGGCTTCAAACAACGGCTCAATCGCCGCGTTGATTTTTACGAATGATGCGGTTGGCATTGCTGTCTCCGATTAACGTAGTACGGTTCTGGACCGCATGGTGCCGAGTTCATCAGGCACCATCACGCGGTCGGCCAAAGCGGCCTGAATCATCTTATCCATGCGCTTCGCCAGCGACACTTCCAACTTCTCAATTGCCGCCACCAGCGCCGCGTCTTCCGGGGCGTCTTCTTCGTCGGCTTCTTCCACTTCAACGGGCTTACGGACTTCCCGGCGCAGTTCATCAATCTGCGTTTGCAGTTCCGCAGTCATGCGCTCGGCGGCGATGGCGCGGTCTTCCAGCACCAGGATCAGCCGCCCGAGTTGCCGCGCGGTTTCGTCTGACGTGTCATCCGGCAGCTTCAATTCCCTGCCATTGCCAAGGTCGAGTATCATCGGGTTGCCCTAATTCGCCGTTCAGCTACGGGTGCCGGAGCCGCCACAACGGGCGCCGGTTCCTCTTTCCTAATCACTGGCGGTTGTCTAAAAAACATCTCTTGGTTGATAGCCCGCTGTGCTTGTTCCAGTATCTCTTGCCGATCTTCTTCGGAGCCAAACCGGTAAGCCGAAGACCGCCGTGCAGACTCCATTATAGCGTCAATCATCGCGCGGCCTCGCTGGGTGGCAACCAAAAGGTTTGGCTGTTGTCCTTTTCCACCTGTCGTTCGTAGCGTCGCAAATAGCCAGGGTTCAAGGCTTCCATTGTGCTGTTCAGGATTAGATGATCCAGTGCTAGGCGGGCGTAAAATATATTAGCAAACGGAGTGGATCCAACCGCCGCCCGGACTGCTTTGGCTCGGGGATCGTCGCCATCTCGCGCCGCTTGCAACACCCCTACGTATTGCTCCAGCAATCCAGCAGCGGGACCGGCTAATGTGCCAACAACCCCGCCGCCAAACCGGTTGGTGTTGCCAAACAAAAAGTCACCGTAGATGCCCACGCCGCCGCCCTGCTGCATGGCCGCCATAGCCAATTTGGCCCAGCCCGCCGCGTCTTCCGGCTCCCGCGGGTTGCGCCCTTTGGCGTATTCTTTGGCCGTCATGGCCACGTAGCCCAGCGCCGTAGTGCCTACGATCAAGTTTGCCAGCCCGCCGGCGTTTACGGTGTCACCTCGGTTTAGCTCCCTGCCTAAATGCTTCACTATGTAAGTCACTGGAAACTGTTTGAACTGCATGATGTAGCGCACCGCTTCGCCTAACGGCGTGCCGGAGGAACTGCCAAAGGTTGTCAACGCCTGCTCCTTGGCGCCGGCAAAGGTCATTGACTCTCGCACTTGGTCGGTGTAGTAGGCTGACAGGCTGGTTTTCAAGTTGTCGCGGCCTTCGTCTACTGCGCGGGTTGACGCGTCTGCTTTGTCCAAGTAGCTACGGATGGCTGCCTCAGACAAGCCATCAACCGCATCCGGCGTCAGGAACGTCTGCCCGTCAGCTTCATGCAATTTGGCTTCTTGCAGCGCGCCCCATGCCCGTTCTGATATACCGTAACGGCCAAGGGTGGTGCGCAATAAGGGGTCAAGATTGGCGTAAGGCACTTTGTTGCCGACTTGGATAGCCATGTTGCGGGAGAGCATTACCCCCATGCCGCGGGACATTGCATCCGTCCACCACGTCAACCCTGTGGCTTTAAAGAAAATATTGCTGAGTCGAGTCAGAGTGCCGGGCGCACTGTCTGTGGCATGAAACCGCTCGTAAACGCCGCCAAGAATACCCTGCGTGCCTGCGTTCAGTAAGTCACCTACCTCCCGTTTACCACTGCCACGGAAATTGCCAAACAGCGAGTCCAGTGAGTTCTTGTATCCCTCAAACAGATTAACGCCGTTGTGCCGAAGGACAGAAGCGCGAACCGCAATGTCAGGGAGGGAGGACAGCACCACACCGCCCAGCTTGGCCATTGATATGACCGAACGAATACCGCCGTTGATGGCCGCCGCGTTCGGGTTGCCATGCTGCAGAACACCGCCGCTGATCTGATTAAACTCGGCTTCTAGCATAGAACTGCCGAGGGCGTTAATCTCTTTAATGTCTGCGGTTTTCTTAGCTGACTCGATAGCGCGGTCAATGTCGGCACGAAACGCCGCTTCCGGGTTGGTGCCAAACGTGCGCATCAACGCCGTGTTGCGTGCGGCAAAACCCAAACTGTCCAAGACTGATTCGTACAGCGAAGCCCGGCCAAACTCGTTGTTGTAAGCCAGCCATTCGTCCGGGCCTTTAAACATCAGCACTCGTTCTTGGCTGATACGTTTGGCTAGATTACCCGACCCCTTGAAGCCCCCCATCCAGTCTGACGCGCCAGTGGCTCTCATGTGGTTGCCGCTGGCTAAATTGGCGTAAACGGCCGTCAAGAATTTGTCAACATCCAAAGCGTCGTCAAATGTGCGCACATCCAGCAGCGGCGTGATCTTGGCTTTCCAAACATCGAACCCTGCCTTGGCAATTTTTAGCTGGTCGTGGCTTTGCCGCGCCACGTAACCTTCCATTTTTCTAATGTAGGCGCCTGCCTTGTTCTGCAACGTGCGGGCGGTTTCCGTGTATTTGGCGAAAATGGCAGCAAGTGCCTGGGCGTTAGAGTCGCCAGTCGGTTGGACATTCTTGGCGCCGTTGGCGATAGCCATTTCCCGCGCCACGTTGCGCTCAAAGTCCGGGTCTTTCATTACTGCGGCTTCCAGCAGGTTGGCTCGTTCCAGTTCCACTACCATCGGGCCAAGCATCTCGGCTTCCAAAGCGTGCTTGACGGCATCTACACTGCGGCCAGCGTCTTGCCACGGCCCTTCCCTACCAACGGTCAGCGCCCGAATAGCCTCTGCTCGTTTGACTTTCTTGCCTTCCAATCCCTTGTAGAAATCTTCACGGGACAAGTTACGCATCCGATTAATGGCTTCGTTGCGGCGTTCTATCAGCGCTGCCAGCTTTTTTTCCGACGCCAGTGACTCCGCGGCGGCGACAATTGCCTGCTCGTTGGTCATCGTTGGGTTGTCACGGAGTTGCGCTTTTGAACGCCGGTCCAGCAACTCAAAAATATCATTAAGTTGTTTCTCGGTATTGTCTTCCCCGAGTGCTTCTTTTACCGCGTCGATGCAATCCTTGGCGGCCATTAGGCTTTCCTCATTCCACAGGCGGCGGCGGCTTTCCAAGCACGCGCATACAGCGACGCTTCTTTGGCCGCGTCCTTGACGGCTTGGCTTGGCTCAATGCCTTCAGGGGAGTAGGCTTCCAGTTCTGTAACTTCTTCTTGCATCCGGGTCGCCTCGTCGTCTATGGTTTTTACATTAGCTTCGTCAGCCACGCGCTGATCTGCAGCCGCTATGCCATCCGAGTCTGCTTTATCAACGTGCGGCTCTTGCGCTTTAGCGACGGCTTCTTTGATAGCCGCTTCGCGTTCCGGCGCGATCACTTTCGGCTGGGTGTCGATCAATGCAGTGTTTAACTCATCAGCAACTTCTGCCAATGTTTTAAATATTTCCGGTTTAGATCTTGCTGCCTCAAACATTTTAGCGGGGTCAGCTTGCATCTCTTTTATTGCAGCGCGGAACTGCTGCTCAGATGTCAGCGCTGGCGCCCCTTTCGGCTCCGGCTGCGGGAATATAGCTTTCAGGTCAGGCTCAAGACTGTCGATCTTTTTTGCCAATGTCCCGGCCAATCCGCGGTCTGTCTCGTCAGCGACTCGGGCTACCAACTGCGCCAGCGGCGAGTCTTCGGCCATTGCTGTTGGCAACCCTGCGGCACGGTCGCCCGTTATCCGGGCCAATTCGTTGTCCACATCCCGCGCCCATTCTCGGCGCAGCCCGCCAATGAAGTCAAGATTAGTTTGCGGGCTGCGATTGCCAGCGGCAACTTCCATCAGCACTCGAATGTCAATTGGCCGCCCCTCAAGCGCCTGCGCCACCGCAGTTCGCATTAACGCGGCTTGATCTTGGTGAGGCAGGCTGTCGATGGTTTTTGCCAAGGGGCCGGCTTCTGCGCGCGCTTTAAACCGATCCCCTATGTAGCCTGCGCTGAAGTGTAGCCCGCCGCCGATGGCGGTGCCAAACACAATGTTGGCCAAACTGTCAACCGCAGTGTAGTCAGCCTGTTCTTCCCTAGCTACCCCCAGCACCAGCGGCTCAATAATCGCCGCGCCAACCGCACCCTCAATTGCCCCGGTGGCTGCCCGCCCGCCGCCGACGCCCAGCCGAGCAGCCAACGCTGTCTGCCGTGCGGGACCTACAATCGGCACAAAGGCCAGCGCCACGTTTAACGGATCCAGCAACGACCCCAAGATACCCGCAGTTAGCGCAGTGCCTAGCCCCGCATTAGCGCGGCGCTTGGTGTCTTGCAATTCCAGTTCACGCACTTTCAACCGATACAGGCTTTCCGCTATCGGTTCCGGCGTCGGTGCATCAAACTTTAATCGGCCTTGTAGTCCATATTTTGAACTGGCTTCTTCTGACGACAAAATATTTGATGGCAGCCGCCCGGCGGTTTGTTCGTTGCCGAATTCGTCAACGTAAGCCCCGTCGCGGTATCGCGCCCGCGCAGTTGCCCGGAAAGCGGAGGGTATAGGATTGCGGGTCAGGGTTTCTTCAAACGCCGCACCAAAACCCTCTCCAAATGTGGCGGGCATGATCTCCAGCCCCAGCGCCGTTGCCCGCTGGTTGACTGGGACTTCGGGGAAAAAGAGATCAGCCATTATCGCGCCCGAACGGCTGCGCCGCCAGGGGTGGTATTGACGCCAGCCGGTAGCGCCCCGCGTGTTGCTTGCGGCGGCAGGTTTTTCAAGTCGTCAAAGTAAAGGCGAACCCGCTCACCGGAATCCAGCGTAACGGGGGTGCCGTCACTGTTGCGCCATTCAATGCCAAGTCTGCTGGTGCTCTGGTCAGTGACGTTGGCCCAGAAGCCCCGCATAGCTTCGCGCCGGTTGGCGTCACGCCGGTAGGTGTCGGACAGCGCCGCGTCGCCGCCGGCCGCAGGCACAAACGCGCTGGCGGGGGTGTTCTGCATAATTCGCGCTGCTTCCCGCTGCGCCGCCCCTATCTCGCCTTTCGGTGCCAAGAAGGTGGCGCCCGCGTCGTAGCGGTCAAACACCAATGCAGCCGTCGCTCTTTTGGCAGCCGCAGCCGGGCTTTCCCCCTTGGCAACCGACTGATAAGCCAACGCTTTAGCCGCTGCGAATTCTTCGCGCAAAACGGCTTGCGCACCGGGACCGGCTTGCGACAGGATACGCGCATAGGGCTGCAGCGCCTGTTCCACTTTGGCGTCAATATCTTTGGCGTCGGTGTCCAAAATGTTCTTGCGCAAGTCAGGGCCAGCCTTTAATGCGTTGGCTAATTCGGTGCGGGTGCGTGCGTCGCTTGGCGCGGTTAGCCGGCCAATTGTGGCGTAGCCGGGAGCTATTTTTCCGTGCATTTCGCCTAGCACTTCTGCCCACATCGGGCCGAACTGCTTTTGCAAACTTTCCATTTTGTTTGCCGCTTGCTCCGGGGCCAAGCTGGCTACGTCCGCTACCGTTTGGTCAATTAGTGATTTTGGCAGCAGACGCGGCGTGTGTCCCGGCCCGCCAAGATCCCGTTGGGCTTCAGTGGCAACCGTCGAATACCTGCGCACGGCTTCCGGGGCAAAATTTGACTGTACCATGGCGTCAAAGGCTTTACGTGCCGGGTTAGAGTTTTGCACTGCGTAGCTGGCCGGGTCTTCCTTTAAAGCCCGGTCACGTTCGCGCGCGGCGGACTGCAAGGCTTCCATGTAGGCTGCGTCACCTTTGAAGTTGCCGGGCTGCGCAATTGCTGCCTGCGCTTCTTGCATCTTCTTGGTAAGGTCGGCATAAGGCATACTGCGCACCTCCACCCGCGCGCGCCCGATGCTATCGGCGCTTTTGATGGCCGCAGCTAATTTGGCGTCGCCGCCAGCTTCCCGCACTGACAGCCCGTTTTCTACGCCGGCCGCGCGTTCGGCAATGCGTTCGCTAACAACAGCAGCACGTTGTTGCCTCTCGGCGTTTTCGTACTGGCGGATGTCCGTGTTAAGCGCGTTCAGCGCCCGCCCGTATTGTTCACCGGACAGCAATTGCTGCCAGCGGTTGTTGGTTTCTAATTCTGACTTTAGGGCTTTTGCGCCGCGGCTGTCACTAATGGAGGCAATGCGCGCACCCAGCGCCATGCCAGGCAATACGTGGCGGCGTTCTTCAGACAGGCGCTGTCGTTGCGCTTCAGTCAACCCGGTCAGGTTTAACCCTGCCATTAGATTTTGCTCTTGCACCATCAAGGCTTCAAGCTGGTTCGGGTCTTTTTGCACTGCAATAGCGTTTTGGTCAAACACTGTTTTGACTGCTGACTGCGCTGCCGCACCAGCGCGGGACGACTGCAAACGCATGGCGTTGTCAATCAGTCCAGCGCGCATGTTGTCCAGATCAATTTCAAGTTGCCGGCGACCCATCGGGTGCTGCTGCCCGACAACGGCTTTGTCTTTGAAGTCCTCAAACTCTTTGGTAAACTGCGCCACAACGTCAGGCGCCTCTGCCATTGGCTTTTGAGCAGCGTTATCCAACCACGTCAGCCACTCGTTTCGCCCTTTTGCCACAACAGAAGCGTTATTGATATTGGCGTCACGTTCTGCTTGCGCTTCGGCAATGCGTTGCAAACGCTCGGCTTCTTTGGCACGGGTTTCTTGCCCTTGCATCAGCAATTCGGCGCTACCTTGCATGGCCCGCCCAACGGGAGCCATGTCCACAAAATTCGTGTCTTCAACACCGGCACGCCGCCCGCCGGAGATGGCACCCGGCTGAATGTCGGCACTACGAGTAGGCAGTCTTGGCATGGTTAATATCCGGGGTCGTCGTAAGAACTGACAGAGATACCGCCAGTGCGGGTCAGCCTGCCTTGGTTCATGTTGTAAGCCGCAGCACCGCCTTTAAGCAGTTCGCCGCCGGCCTTCATGTAGCCCGCAGTCCGCGCGGCCTTGCCGCTGGCCGTGTCCAGATTGGCCGTATTCACAAAGCCACGCGCACGCTGTTCGCCCTGGTAGACCGCGTATTGCTTCTCCAGTTCGCCTTGTGCCGCTTGGTCGCCCAGCACGTCCAGCACCGAGCCGGAGTCTGCCGCGCCGCCGCTCTTGCCCTGCGCCGCCCGAATGGAACCCAGCCGCAGCGCGTTCTCACGTTCAATCTGGCTTGCCTGCGCCGCCGCGTCACCCCGCGCAATCTCGGCGTTCTGCATACCGACTGCCGCGTTGAAGTCTGCAGCGGCCTTGGCAGCGTTACCCTGTTGGATGGCGCTGACCGCCTGTACGCCAGCGCCAACAGCCGCCATAATTGCCAGCGTGCCGGGGTCTTCGCGCAGCCCGTAAGCCGGGCCGCCGAACGGATTACCGGCTGGAATCTCAAACGCCCAAAGTTTGTCTGCCCGTGACATGCTCTACCCCGTAATCCTCACGTACCCCGTGTGGTCTTCCCCTTCCGGGCCGAAGCGTTCCATCCGCTCAGTCTCCACCCGGAACCCCAGCATCTTTGCCCACTTGTGGCCCAGCGCAAAATCACGCCGAACACTGATCTCCAGCCGCCCTTCTACCTTGGCCATGTGCTTTACCGCGGCCATGGTAATGAACCGCATGTACTTGCCACTGGCCTTGTTCAGATACATCCATCCTTGATGCCGCCCTGGCCAGTGCTGGATCGTCCCGCCGCACGCCACCGGCGTTCCGTCAACCACTGCCGTCCAACTGTTCTGCTTCTCCAGCGCCATCAGGGTTTCCACATCCAACGGCATGAAACCGCTTTCCGGCTTCCCCGCTCCCACCAGCCACGCAATGTGCCAGCGGCGAAACGGCACCACTTGTCTAGTCCGAGACATTGATCTTCGGCATGATGGCCAGCACGGTTGCCGGGAACGGGCCGTCAGCCCGCCAGTAGACTTGCCCACGCCTGTTAAAGTCGTCTTCCATTCGTTCGCTGATAACGTCAGTCACAAGCGCGGTTGCCTCACCAAAGTTTTGCCCCCATGTCGTTGCAAGAATCTCAGTTAGATTAGCAGAATCCGGGCCAAATTTCAAGCCCAACGTATCCATCAGCCAAAACCCTACAAGGTGAATTCGCTTAGTTTTGCCCTGCGAGGTGCCATCCTGCGACCCCCCTTCCAGTGGCATGGTCTGCCCGTCGCTTTGGTAGCTGTAACCCAGCGTGACGACCGTGGCGGTGTGGTTCAGGGTGACGGTGCCATTGGTGACGGTCACGGCCGGGTGCTTGGCGCCGTCCACGTAAGGGGTGATGCTCTGCCCTTCCAAGTGCCACAGGCCCGTCACGGTGCTGCTGGGCGACGCGTTGGTGATGGTGTAGCCACAATCCAGATGGAAAGCGTCAACCTGCGTGTCGCCGTATTCCCAGATTTTGCTCATGTATTCAATGTAGCGTTTGGTGGCTCCATTGATGTAACGCTTGACTACCATGTAGAGTTCATCCCGGCTGGCGGACGGGTTCGGCACCACGGCCACGGATTCGACCAGCGGGATGGCGGTGCTGCCGGCGTTGCTGTAGCCGCCAAGTTCGTGCCGGTGCCAGGCCACTACGTCTTGATCGCGCTCGTAGGTGAAGCCCAGCAGCACGCCGTCTGACCGGACAGCCCAGACAATAGCCTGCGGCTGGGTCTGGTAGGCCAGTTCGGTGATTGACGGGCGGGTGATGTGCTCGGCCAGCATGGTCATGTCAGGGGCTTTAAAGCCATCGACTTCAAATACGTAAGCCAGTTCCCGCAGCTTGCGACCCGCGCGCTGGACGAACAGCACGGCGTTGCCCGCGGACACGGGCGCCACATCGGCGCTGCCGTGGCGAGTGGACGGTTTGCCTGTAATGTTGGTAGGGGTAATGGCTTCGTTCAATGCCGAAGGCTTTACCTGCCATTCGCCGCGGGTGGTGCCGACCAGCAAGCCCTTCTCGTTGGTGGCCAGCCACTTGACCGCATTGACATCATCTGCGTTCAAAGTGAACGACACGGCGTTGTCATCTGCCACCACGCCCGCCGTGCTGGTCGGGGCGAAGTTGGAATACAGCCCGGTCTTGGAGCCATCAATACGCTGCGGCGACGTGGCCGAGCCAGCAAAGAACAGCCGGTCTTCATGGAACGTGGCGCAGGTCGGGTAGCCCGTGGTGTCTGACCACAGGCCCATGCGCCAGTCGGTCTTGGAAGTGGCGTCGGTCAAGGTGCTGTAGACATGCCCAATCACCACGGTAGTCGAAACGAAGTGGACGATTTCAACGTAGCCCCAGACAGAACCTTCCCGGATGCGGATCAACCGGCCAACGTCGGTGCTCAGAAAGCCTTGCCCGCCGTTGATGCCAGTGATGGCACTGGCCGTGATGAACGGGTGCCGGCTTGAAGTGCCGCCGCTGACGTAGGCGTTGGTGTAGACGGAGCCTTGCAAGTCAAAGTCGTTGGCATTAATTCGGGTGACAACCCAGTGCTCGTTGGCTTCAGTCGTGCCAAGCACGTTTTCAATTTCGGTGCCTTCGCCAGTCAGCAGGCCGTGGCCCGCCGCCGTGATGCGGATAAGACCTGAACCATTATTTGCCGCGTTAGTAATGGCGACCGGCGTGCCATTCGTTGCGGTGTCCGGGGTCAGGGTCGTGGTGCCGGTGTTCATTGACTCATACGGCCCATCGGCAAACGTGATGTCAGCCAGCGTCCAGGACGTAGCGGACACACGCACCAGCGTTGCCGGCGGGAAGTCGGGGTGCAGAATATACAACGTATCGGCAGATTGGACGATACGCAGATCAACCAAGTCAGCTTCGGCGTAAGTCGTCGTCACCTGGTAGATTTCCGCCACCGTGCCGCCGGACGACCATGTGCCATAGCCCGTGCTGTTGACCGCGGTGCCATCGCTGTTGTAGAGTTCAAACGTATTGGCGCCGGTGTTGATGTTGGTCACAACGAACTCGCGGCGGTTCACCTGCGTCATACCGACAACGCCAGAGACATACACACGGTCGCCGTTGGCGTAAGTGTCGCTGCCAGAATAAGTCAATACCGCTGTTGCGGCTTTAGTGATGCCGGTGATATTTTGGCCGGTTGCCGTCAGCGGCGCGTTGCCGGTAAAGAACCGGATGTAATACTCCCCAAACTCCAGCACGTAGGTCTGGGTGACGGAGAATTGAAACGGGAACAGGCGGCACTCTTTGTCGTGATGCCGCGCCTGCTGTTGGTAGACGGTGCCGGGGCGGCGGGTCCACGCGCCCTGGGTCAGCGGGATGGCGTTCTTGCAGACTTGCAGACCATTCTTGTACTTGGCGATGTCTTGCCGGCCAAGCAAAAGAGGGCTGAGTTCGCCCGCGTTACAGGTATTCTGAATCAGGCTGGCACGGGCCATGTCAGTACCTAGCTGCCAGCCACGGGTCTTCCGGGAACTCCTGTGCGGCTTTCTCAATCGCCCCTACGCGGCGGGCTTCTGCGATGTCGGCCTTGTAGTCGTCCTTGACGCTTTCCTTGTCCGAAGTGCTGTCCGTGATTTCCTTGGCGCACTCCATGGCTAGGCGACCAGCGAAGGCTTCCACAAACAATGGGTCGTAGTAGTTCGGATCTTCAATGCGGGCGATGTATTTGATTTCCAGCGGTGCCGCATCTGTGCTGAGAATGTAAATGCCCTCGATTTTCCAGTCCACCGCAGCGCCCGACTCGTCATCCCGCAACAGGCGGATGAAGTCGTTGGGCAGGCCGTAACGGTTATAGTCGCCCCACACCGGGTCGTCGCCATCGGCGGCGATTGAATCGCGTTTGATGGCGAAAGACCAGTCGTAGCGGCGCAGTTCTGCGTCACGGACACGTTCAAAAGCCGCGTTCATGCTGCGTGCGTTTGGCGTGTCCTGATCCAGACTGGAGATGCGTTTCGCGCCCAGCTTTTGCAAGGCGCGATTGGCAATGGCGACATTACTAATCGCCATGGCTTCTACTCAGCTTCCAGATCTAACGTGATCCCAATAGTGTTGTTGACTGCCAGCGGCGTCCAGGCAGCAAGTGCGCGAAGCACCACTGTGAACTCGCGTTGCGCCAGCGTCTGCCCTTCAAAGTTGAAGTGGAAGCCGTTGGACCACGGGGCTTGGAGCACGTTGGTCGCCAGCGGCTGAACCAGATGCGCCATGACCGCTTGGAACTGTGACGTGCCTGCCGCAACGGTGCCGAGCGGCCCAGTCCAGCCAGTGTCATCAAAGCGAAACGCCGCAACCGCTTTGGCGCGAACGCTTGCCTCAAACGGATGGGTGACGTTATCACCAACAGCTGCCGGCGCGTCCGGCGTCCTGAACAGCAAAAGTTCTAAGTCGCAGACAGTGGTGACTACATCACTGGAAGCGGCCGTCAGGTCTATGGCTGCTGCGTAAATGCGTCCGCGGGTGAAGCCACTCATGTCAAACGTGGCGCGGACAACAGACCCCGCAGTTTGGCTGCTGCTTATTTCATCACCGGCACCGTATGCGCCAGCAACGCACGGCACAAGGATCGAACTACGCTTACGCATCACTTGCATGACGGCTCCTTACGACGCAGCCGTTACGGGCCACAGTTTTGCGGTCGAAATACGATCGTAAACGATTTTCAGCTGGGCCAGCAAACGCTGCTTGCCTTCCATGCCGACAAATACCGTGTCATCCCAGTTGAATTGGCAAACACTGGCGTTGTCCAGCGTGCCGCCGGTAACGTCAAACGTAACATCGTTGCCGTTGACGTGCGGGCCGTTGGTGCCGGTGACTTGAACAGAGGCTACTGCCATGTGCTTCTCCCGAAAAAGGAACCCCGAGGGCCGAAGCCCCCGAGGTCAGTCGCCGTTATTCCGGCAGAACGTAGTCCACTTCCATCAGGTGCGCAATACCTGCACCCAGTGCCGTCACAACCGTCAAGGCGATGTCAAACTCAACATCAGCCGTGGCGCCGGCGGTGCCGACGGCCGTCACATAGGCGGTTGCCAGGTCGCTTGCGCGTTCCAGGGCGGTCTGCGTCACGTCGATCTGCGTGCGATCTTTTTCAGCGGACATCACATACAGCGTGGCGAACACGTCGTCATCAATGGCGATGCCGTCGGTGCGATACAGGCCGCATTTGACTGCGCCCGAGGTCGTGGTGGCGCCGGTCAGGAAGATGCCGGTGATACGCGCGCGCGCCGGAAGGCGAACGAACGTGTACCACTGACCAGCGGTGCCGCCGGTGAACGACGCAGCAGCCAGATAGCCTTGCGCCGTGCGGTGGATGCCGCCCTTTTCCAGCTGGTTGGTCTTGACCGCCGGGCTTGCCGACTGGTCGGTAACAACTTGCGAGCTTGATACGAGTGCCATGTCAGCTTCTCCTTAGATCTGGTCGTCGCACTGGATGCGGATTTGCTTGCCCAGTTGCGTGCGGGTTGCGCCGAGGGTCATGGCGAGGTAGACCTGGGTTGCGTAACCCTTGTCTGCGCGCGGGCCAATCTCAGCCCGAACTTCGTCCCACATGCCCAGATGCATACCTGACTTGAGCCACAGCGGGATCAGGCGGTTGCCGGAGGTAATGGTCAGGCGCTCAGTGATGATGAAGTCCACACCCATGAACCGCTTGACTTTGCCGTCCACCAGAACTGCGCTGTTACCGTAGTCCTTGTTGACGACTTGCATTTCCTTCAGCAGCGCATCGTGCTCGTAGCTGGAGATGGCGCCGTAGACGGACTCGTTCAGTTCGCCCTTGTTCGCCAGCATCAGCTTCTGAATGGCCGACTGCAGCTTGGCCACGTTCAGCGCCGAAGCGGTGCCGCCCGTGTTGACGCCCACGTCGTAGGTGCCGGAACCCAGCGTGCCGAACGACTCAGAGGTCGTACCGTTCTCGCCGGTGTAGTTGGTGCCGAAGATCGCGGCCAGGATGATGTCATCCTTGACACGCTGCATTGAAGCGGCGCCGGCCATGGCATACGGGCTGGTCAGTTCAACGATGGCGCGCAGTTGGTCTTGCTTGTCAACCAGCGAGGCCCATTCGTAGTCGGTCGGGAAAACCCAACGCTTGTCTTGCGAGAGATCGAGCAGCGGGGTGTCAGCGTGACGGCTGGTACGCTGGACAGCCGTAGCGGAACCAAACTGTTCGACAGTGCTGGCGGCTTTGCCAACGTAACTGCCAACGGTGACGGCACCGGCAAGGCGGGAATCGGTTTGTTGCAGCAGAAGCTCTACGTTGGCCTTGTACTGCTGTACTGAGGCAACTGTGATGTTATCCGGCATGATTTACTCCGTAAGTGTTTAATTTCAAGTCAGTTTGTCCAATCTGGCTGGACTTCGCCGGCTTGTCCCTTACGGGGGCCATGCAGGTCAATCACACTGCGGGGGCTTTCACCTTGTCCGCGCGACTTCCCTACAACTCCATATTACCACACTGCACGCTACTTTTTCCCAGGCAACCCCAAAGGCTTAACAGGCTCCCCTTTCGGTGAAGAAATAATCCAATTAAACCAAGCACTTGCAATTTCAACTACCCCTTCGGCCTGCCCTTTGAGGTGGACCGTAGGGGTTCTGGCTGCGGCTTCGATGCACCGCAGTTTGATTTCGCGTTCGTCCATCACTTACTGCCCGGGTACATAATGGAAAAAAGTTTGTTCTCTTTTTCCTGCGCCATCTTGTGACCGGGGTGGCTCTTGTCCTTCAGCGCGGCGATATGGTTCGGGTCGCTGCGCGCGGTCGCCAGTTGGTTCTTGGCCTCGTCCGGGGTCAGGGTGGTGCCGAAGTCGGTGTTCTTGTTCGGCGTGACCAGCGTGTCTTCGCCCAGCTTGCCGCCCATCTCGGCCAGCAGTTTGTAGGTGCCGGCGTAGCCCAGACTCTTTTCAATGGAGTCAATTAATTCCGGCGTGAAGCCCAGCGTGGTGGCGGCGGTCTTGGCCCGGTTCATCATCCGGTCATGCCCGCCACGCCATTCGTCCAGCAGAGATTGCTTGTCGGCCGCCACGTTCAGGTCGTAGTCCTTGGCTGCCTGTTCGCGCGCGGCCGTCTGCATGGTGTTCCACTCGGCCACCAGCGTCTTGGCCTGGCTGTCCGTCACGTTTGACTTGTGCAGGATACTCTGCATGGTCTTGGCAAAGCCCTCGTCCGCCTTGGCGCCTTTCGGCAGGCCAACAGTCATGTCATATTTGTCCGGCGACTCGGGCAGGCCCAGCTTCTGAAACACGGACTTGACACCTTCCGGGTCGTCCATGCGCGGCATGGTAATCAGGGTTGACGGGTCACGTCCAATCAGTTTCTCGACTCCTTGGTAAGACTTCACGATGTCCGCCGGCGCGGTCCAGCCTTTGTTGGAGATGTAAGCGGCGGCGTCCGGGTCGGTCAGACCATGCCACGGGGCAGCAGCATCAGGCGCAGGGGTAGATGCGGGGGCGGGTGCAGGGGTAGATGCGGGGGCGGTGTCGGTCATAGTCCAAGCTCCTTCAGTCCATTGATGAAATCGTCACAGTGTATCTGCTCCATGCACTTGGAATCGCCGTACGGGCAATTCCGGAAATCATGTCTGCTCATGCGCCACTTCGATTGGCAACCGGTACACTCCAAGTCACGCGGGCCGACGTAACGTATCTTGTAGCTTGGGTCGCCGTTGCGGGCGATGAACCGGTGGCGCGGTATCGTCGCCCCCATGGCGTAGATGATGTTGGTGTCGGTCGTCCCGGCCAAGTGCAGCGTGCCACCGTCAACGCCAACCACCGCTTCCGCGTAGCCCAGCAAGTCGCGTAGTTCCAGCAGCGTCGTTTTCTCCCGCAGATCAATGCACTCTACGCGCAGGGAAGGCGGCAGCTTGTCTACTTCGTCAATGATTGTGATTGGCGTCAGCACGCCGCCAGCTTCGGCTTGCGTGTGGCTGGTCTTGGTGCCGACCAGCACCGGCACGTAGCCTTGCTCGTTGACCCACTCAATTACCGGTGCCATGACGCTGGCGCGGAATAGCTTGTTGTCGGATGTAGCCCCTACCGGGAACACCACGTAAGGTTCATCGAACCGACGCTTGCCCAAGGGCGCCTGCGTAGGGTAGCTGCGTTCCAGCATGTTCTCCGGGCGCGAGTCCAGCAGACAACCAAAAGCGTAGTCAACCATGTGGACACGGTTGCGGGTGTGCGTGTTGAACGGCATTTGGTTCAATGCCACATGGCCGGGGTTGCGTTCTTCCCGTTCGGCCTTGGTCTTGGGAAAGTCCTCAAAGTTGCGGATCTCAAACTCGCCGTAGGGCTTCAGCAGGTGCTCCAGCAATTCGTGCTGCCACGACGGTCCCCACACCCGGATAACGGAAAATGGGTCGGCTACGCGCCCGGCAATCACTGCCGGCAGCGAACAGATCACGTCACCCAATGCGCCGTGGTTCAACACGAAGTTCATCGGCAGTCCATCACCAATCATCTTGCCGTCACGATACATTCGTATCTCCGCTCGGTCGTCCAGAGTAAAGCTGCCACAGTTCATCGGGCGACAAATTTAAATGGTTTTGCACTCTCAACCACACTTCCCGGCGGCCTTCTGCCATGGCGTGCGCGCGGTCGTCTGCGTGGAACGTGGACTCATGCGCCCGGCAAAACCGCGCCAGGTCGCGCAACACTTCTTCGCCCAACGGCGAACGGAACGTGGTGTTGTAAGCGTGGCGCCGGCGCATCAACACCCGGCGTACCTGCTCCCACCAATCGGTCAGGACTTGCATACGACCATAGTTGTTTCCCACTCCTTGATGATGTTGCGGCAATGCCGGGCTTTGTATTCCAAGTCCGGGTCGCTGCCGTCTACAGCCGGGTCAAACGTATACCGCACCGGCCCCATATCAAAGTCTATATTAAAGTATTTCCAGAACGGTGTCAACTGGTGGCCGTGTTTGGCCAGCATGTCGGAATATTTCTTGGAGAACATCGCCAACGTGCCGGGCAGAATGGCGTGCTGGTGGGTCGGGTCTTGCAAAAAAATATCGTGGCTCGGGTGCGGCAAGGTGACATGGACGCGGGCGCCGTGGGCGCAGACACGGTGCAGTTCCCGCATGAAGTGGAAGAACGGCTCGACGGGAGCGATGTGTTCAATGACGTGCGACGCCTCCACGGCTTCGACGGAGTTGTCATCCCACGGCCACCGATCAACGTCCAGCCGGACAACCACGTCCGGGTCTTCCATCGGCTGGGAATCGACGTTGACGAAGCCGGGCAGCTTCTTGCTGCCGCATCCAAGGTTAAGTTTTATCAAGCAGCGGGTGCTGACTTCATCAGGCCGGCGACGGCGGGGGCTGCTTCAATCATCTGTTGTGTCTGGGCTTGTTGCGCGCGACCGGCACGCATGGCTTCTACGTCCTGCATTGAACGAGTCCATGCGGTCGGCGCACCCTGGATGTCCAGAATCTCCGGCATGGCGGTATCAAAATTGAAAAAGTCAAGAGGCGACGGGTCGCCGGTGTTCTTGGCGTAGTTGGCCGCCACGTCCAGCGCCCGCATGAAGCCAGCGGCTTTCTCCGACCGCTGCATCCGCGACATCGGGCTGTCGTACTCAATGAAGTATTCTGCTGCCTCGGTGTTGCGCAGGATCGACGGCATCTCCGGCACCAGCCCTTGCTGGAACAGGAGATCAAGTTCGCGTTCGATCATGCGGCCAAGGAACTCGGCTTGCAGACGGCCAGCGGTCGGGGCGATTAGCATCCCCTTCTCGCGCGCCCGCTCCAGCACTTCGGTCGCCGTCATCTGCGGCGTGTCGATCAGAATCTGGAACAGCGTAATCAGGAAGGCGTCATTGATGACATCCTTCTCCATCTGCATCATCTTGTCGCCAACCGCAATGTTGCCGGTCGGCAGCACGTCGATCATGCGTTTGCCATCTTTGTTCAGACCGCCGGCGTTCAGCGCGCCGGGCTTCAGGCTAAAGGAACCAAGGTTGCCGTCGTCGTGCGCCAGCAGGACCGGATCCACAACACGGTGGCCTTGCTTCAGCACGGTCTTCTTTTGCTCGTTCAGCACCTTGATGGCGGGCAGCACCCACTGCGCCGGGCCGCGACCGTAAATCTCACCGGATACCTGGGTGTAGCGGGCCACCGGCAGCGGGAAGCTGTTGTAGCCTGACTCCCGAATTTCCTCTTGGTTCTGCGCAAAAATGTAGAGCGAAGCGTAACGCATCCCCTTCGGGTCAACCCTGCGCGGATCAAAGTCTTGCCGCGGGTAGACGCAGTGCAGGACTTCAAACTTCTTCTCGGCCTGCTGCGGGTTCTTCAACGCTTCGGTCACGGCTTCCGGCACCTTGTCGCCGGAGGCATTGAACTGCTGCGAAATCTGGCGCGCGGTCATAAACCACGAACGGTAAAACGTGTCTACGACGCCAGCGTGGTTCTCGACAAAGTAGACTTCACCCAAATGGAAGTTGCGATAGCGTAAGCCACGGGTGCCGTCTTCCGGCTTGTCCACATACAAGGCGCCGTTGCCGTAGGTGCCCAGCCCCATGTAGGTTTGCTGGCTGTTGCCCACGAAGTTGGCCATGGGGCGATAACGATGACTGAACAGAATCTCGTTCAGGTCATCAAAGAACAGGCGCACGGCGCGGTTGCGTTTCAGCATCTTGTCCGCCGGCACCAGCCGGTGCCACACGGATGCTTGCGGGGTTGCCAGTGATTCAATCACGCTGGAGAAGCGTTGCGCAGCAACACCCACCGACGAGTCGTACTGCAGTTCGGTTTTCTTCTGGCCCTGCGCGCCGAAGGCGTTGTCAGACCCGCGGCCCTGAAAAGAGTTGCGGTGCGCCGGGATGATCAGCGACGCCGCTTCTTCCCATTGCGTATCGAAGTTGGCCCGGTCAGACCTGAGTTGCCCCAGCTTCTGAATGTGATACTGCGTCTTCTCGCTCAACCGAGCATCTCCGAAGACGCGCGCTTACGCATCAGCCCGCGTTCGGCTTGCATGGTTGATGCCAGTTCGCCACCGGCGGCGACGGTGCCAGCACGGCCAGCACCTTTGCGCTCGGCCAATGCCGCCCGCTCGGCGTCCAGCCGTGACTTTTCTGCGGCCGGATCGTTGACGGGGTTTACCGGCACCGGCTGCGGTGCGGGCATGGAAGGCTTACTCAGGATGCCACTCATTGCGTTTCTCCTATGCCTACATCATATCACGTAACCATGGTGTCAGGAAAACAGGGGTGTTTTCCTGACAAGATCACGACTCGCCCATCCAAGACGAAGTGCCTTCGACCACCCGCGCGCCAGAAGCCCGCCGGTCATCACGACGAGGCGGGTTGACTTCAAAGGTGCAAGCCAGGGCGTCCGCGTCGTCAGGCGACTTAACCCCACGGCTTTGCAGGTCTTCCTTGGTTTCCAGAATCTTTTTGTTTTCCTCCCGCCCGCTCCACTTCCAACCCCGGTCGGTCAACTGGTGTGACAGCGAACCCTTCTCGCCTCCGTCCTTCTCCACCATGCCACCCGGCAGCCAGTCGCGCACCTGCCCCCACAGTTCAGCCGCGTGGGTGGCGAACTCGCCGTCCTTGATGTGGGGTGAAGAACCAAACTTGACTTCATGCATCTTGTGCCGTATCCGGTTGTTCCGTTTCAGGATGTCGATGACACCGGTTCCCATTCCAAAGTCAATGCAGATGGCGTCCGGGTTGTATCGCATGTCCAGCTTGACGATCTCGGCGGCGATCTGCACATTGTCCTGCGCCAGCCACGCCCCCTTTGTTGCGGTTCCGCAACAGTCCCGCGCATTACGCCCTTGGCGAAACCGCCAGGAGGTCTTGCCGCGGGGCGCTGGGTCCACGCCCAAAATCAACGGTTCGCCGTGATCCTGCGCCAGCGCGTTCTGCTGCGCTGCACGAACTGCGTCCCACGGGATGAACTGGTCTTCGGATGTCTGCGGCGGCAGGCCCATGATCTCGACCCGCACGAAGTCAGAGTCAATGCCGTAGCGTTTGATCTGATCTTCTACGACGGCCTGGTCAACCCCCTCCATGCCACGGGTGGACAGGGTGCGCAAGTCCCAGCCATCCCCCATCTGGGCGTCATTAAACAGTTCAAAGAACCGCCCGGAGCGACCCCGCATCTGTGAGGCGGCCATCCAATAGCGGTAGGGGTTCTGCTCGGTGAAGAAGCCCTCGGACACTTCCCAGATTTTGCTTGGGATACCCGCCGCCTCGTCAAACTGCAGCAGCAAACCGTAAGGGTTGTGTACACCAGCAAAGGCGTTGGGGTTGTCTTCACTCCACGTTTGGCCAGCACAGAACCAATACTTCGGATCCACACCCAGGCCGCCATCCTCCGGCAGTTTCTTGACGGTGTTCATCAGCCACGGGGCCGGCACGATGCGCATGGTTTCCAGTTCAAACCAATGAGCGTTGATGGCGGCACCGAACCAAACTGCGTACTCCGGAAACGTGCGACTGCGCAACTGGCCTTCCGTGTTAGCGGTCACTATCGTTGTGGAACCAATGCGGGTGCTCATGTGCCAGTGGGCAACCATGCCGAACTTGGCAGACTTACCTGGGCCACGGCCAGATGACCGGGCTTCCTTCCAGACCTTCAGTGGCAGGCCATTCTCATGACGGAAGGCTTGCTCTTGGGTGTGCGCTGCCAACCGCTTGATGTCCTCCATCTGCCAGCGGCGGGGGCCGGTGAACTTCTCGAACGGCGTGCCCTTGCGGCCCCACGGATAGGCGTAGCTGACGAAGCCAACCGGGTCGTCCCGCAGCGCCAGCACCTGCGCCAGTATCTCAGACTCTTGCTCGACGTTACCGCGCATCTGCTCTCCGGTTGTACGTTGGATTACGCTTCCCTGTTTCACTAGGGAAAGCGTAATCACCGTAACACTGGCAAACCGTAACGAAACCGTACCGTAACGTAATGCCAGAGATATTTAATAATTAATTATGGCACAAAATTTTTTGCATATTTTTGCGCGCGGTCGGCTTCTACAACCCCGCACCGGTGCTCGGCGCCGGATCTTGGCCCCTACCCCCTCCGTACGCCCCCCTCTGAAAAATTCATGCACCAGGCCGGGCGCAAAACACCTATGTCCTTGATTCTACACGCATTACCTATTACCTGCGCAATTTGACATAATACACGTTATACGTATGGTGCAATGCACATACTAACAGAATCAATGACTTAGTGTGTTAGCGCCTGCTCTGTGTGGGTCATTATCTGGCGTGAGCAGTGCAACATGGATGTCAGAGCAGGCCTGCAGCTTCTAGTGTTGCGTGAGTGATTACCTGCTGAGTGCGCGCACGGGCGTCGCCGGCGTCTGCAGTATTAATCCTTTCACCCTCAATCAATCTAGGCTCTTTGGCTGCAGCTAGGCGCGCATTAGCATCGCGGATGATTGCTGTTAGGTCCACAGTCTTTACATTGATGTCGGCACGCGTACGCTGACCATAGCGATCAGGATCCCGTTTTTCTGCTATCCATTGGAGGATCCCGGCTTTAACCCTTGCACCTTTAGCATTGCCATCAGCCTGGCCCATTACATCGACCATTTGATCGACGAATGAATCCGCTGAATCCTTTATGGCGTCATACCATGCGGCCACAAGATCCGGCTTGCCATGGCGATATGCCCAAAGGTCCGCGCGCGTCAATTCATACGCGGCCGCCGTGTGGTCAATCCTGGCGCCGTCGCGGATTGCCTGAAGGATTGCTGGCCATATGCCATCAATCTTCGCCCTTTTCTCTACGCTTATTCCAGCCATGTATTCAGAATACCACACACCACAAAAGCCAAAGCGAAACGCCCGGCACAATAATTATCTGCCAGCAGGTTTAATTCTGTACGCTGTACGGATACGATACGTTACGGTATTACGGTGTCCTACGGACACACCGTAATGACCGTATCGGTACGGAATCGTTACGGTTCGTTACGGTTCGTTACGGTTTCGCTATCGTAAGTCATTGATTCTTGGCAAACGAGTACGGTTTTGTTACGGTTTTTGAATACCCTTACATTACGTAAGGGCATACCGTAATGGCCTCCGGAATACGTAACGATTAGTTCACACTCTGGACTAAAATAAACAATTAAATAATTAATTAAACCCCTTGACAGCGAATTAATGGGGGTTTAGCCTTGGCAACAGTAAACAACAAACGAAAGGGGCGAAAAATGGACATTCAACAGATACCAACAGCGATCATTCTGCAGGATATCGCCAAGTTTCAAAATGCGCAGAAACGCTATGCACCCAGCACACATACGCACCAGCAATGCAGCGTGCAGCTTGCGCCTTTGTTCGCTGAGATGGCACGTCGTCAAAAAGAGGGCACAAAATGAAAATCAAATTCAAATGCTATGCCGTCAAACACGAATGGAAGCGCAACGGCGCACCGGCCAATTCACCCTTCGCCACCTTAGCCCAGGCGCGCAAATATGCCGAACGTATCACACGGCCCGATGGCGAAGCGAAAGCGCACGCGACGGTGGAGCGGGAAGTGTGGATTGCCGGCAATATTTTTCCCGTTTACACTCCGATTGTGACCTACCTTAAAGGGCAATCATGCTAATCCTGATCCTGCTGTCTTGCGTTATCACTGGCGCGTTAATATCGCGCCCTGTTATTCACACACTTCGCCAACTGGCGATAATCTGAAAAGGAAATATCATGGAAAAGAACAAAGAGAATCTATTAAACGCCCTTGGCGCCTTTGTGCGCCAACGTCCGGGCTTGGAATTTGGCAATTACGGCGACGTCACCGCGTACCGCTCAGAATTGCGCAGTATCACAAAATCACGGCATCATGCCGAAACCCTGATAAATGCCGTAGCATGGCGCGATAGCCTCACGGCGGACGACATTATCAAGGCGTCGCAATCCGCCTATTCCGGGTGCCTCACGATTGTGCGCACCGACACCGGCGGATTCAAGATTGATTACTGCGCGGGCCAATACTTCCCCACAGAATACCGTAACGCGGTCTGCGCCGTGCTGTCCGCGGCACTGTGGGATTACTGGCGCACCGATACCGTTAGCGGGGACGGCGCCTGGGACAGGATACGTAATACCGCGCGTAAAGAGTTAGGTCGGAGCATTGCGCAAGTCTGGTTTTGATAAACCCCCAACGGCCAGCGCCTTAGTAATAGGGCGCTAGGCGGTGCGGGTTTCGCACTATCTGAATGGAGAACAAATTGACCCCCCTCAACAAGACAGTAAACCGCCGGACCATTGGCACGCATCGCGGCCGGCGGTTTATCGTGATCCTGGAGCCTGGCGACGTTATCGGGTTTCGGCCTGAACGCACGCGCACCGTATTTTATACGACGTTAGCAGCATGTTTTGACATGGCAGTCCGGCAACATGTCGCCGCTAAACGTGCAGCGAAAAAGAAAGGTAAACAATGAAACCGGAAACCCTCTACGAATGGCTAGGCGAATGCCTGGCGGCCGCATGCGTGATTGCCTTGCCTTTTGTTTTGCTGTTTATTGGCGCAGCTCTAGGGCTGTCCTAATGCTCTGGCGTAACCTGTCGGCGCTACGGCGCCGGCGATTACTTAACCTGCAGGCTCATGCCGAGGTGGCGGCCGCGCATGGCGATACGGCGTACAGCCGGAAAGCCCTGCGCATTTATTGGCGTTTTAACCCGGCCGTAAAGCCCTGGAATCTATGGTAAATCTGCCCGAATCCTGGCCATTTCCTGATGCGGTAATCGCGCCTGATCCATCGGATCCGCCGGTAATCGCGGATAAAAGTATTGACACGGCCAAAAAGCCCAGTATTATGGGCCTGCGTGGTAATCGCGGCAGGTCTGTGAAACCCCCGGTAATCGCCGGGGATATTGATGATGCACCTTTTTAATTGGAGATTGACATGACCACCTTGAATAAACTCGACTCGTTTGAAGTAATCGCGGAGCAAGAGCGCCAGGCATGGATTGCTGGCGATACAGTAAAGGCCACGATGCTGGCCAGACTGGCGGATGCCGTCGAAACCACGGAAGGTGAAGACGATCGCCTTGGCGAAAGTTATGCCGATGGTGAAAAGACAGGCCGGGCTGACGGTATTTGCACGGTGCGCGAAGCTATCCAGCCGGTTATGGACGAGCTGGAGGAACTGGCCTACGGCAAAGGCGCCATCAAGAAAGCCGAATTCGTGGCCGTGTTTGAGCGGCTTACCAAGGCATTGGATGATGCCGAATGAGCTACCATATCAAACCCCAGGGCGACAGCTTTCTGGTCATCAAGACCGCGGATCCGAGTAACCCGAAGGACCGCATGGCCGAGCGGATTGTCGCAGTGTGCGGTAATCTGCCCGACGCGACCGCCGTATTGAAGGGGTTGTACTGGGTGGCGGCTGCGGAAAATACGCAAGTCAACGCCCGCGGACAACATTGACAGTCCTGCGGTAATCGCGTATCCTTTGACAATTGGAGGCAACATTATGGGCCTGAAAAAAGTCGTTCGGTTTATCTCGCAAGCTGAAAAACCAGTGAGCCAGGTGTTCGATACTGGCCGGCGTGGCAATCCAATGATGGGCTGCGACTGCGTGCAGTGCTTCGGCTATTGTTCGGTCAATTTTGAAATAGCGGAGCGAGAGAAAGCGGAGAAACGGCAGGCACCGGGAGATGACGAATGAAACGCGCGGTAATCGCGGCTGCTTTACTGGCGCTGACCGGCTGCACAGTTGTCAACGAGCATAAGCTGCCGCCGGCTGATTGGCCCGCGCTGGAAATAACTGTTGAGCGCAATGGCTTTTGGGAAACTCAGGAAAAGTGCGGACGCAACGTGGCCGAAGTGCTGTTAATTGGGCCTGCGCTTGGCTGCATGTGGGTCAATTTTGACGAGATGCGCTGCCGGATATACCTGTGGCTTGATGTATTGGAGCATGAAATGCTGCATTGCCGGGGGTATGACCATTACGGATCGTCCGACCTGGCTGACTATTGGGAACAGTGGAAAAAGGATAATCAAAATGTGCAACGGTAATTGCGATCAGGGTCGGCGCTGCGACTGCGTAACCAGCGATTTTCTTGACGGACTGATTACGTTGGGCTTTGCGGTGGCAATGCTGGCGGCTGGCGGCGTTATTGGGTTTCTTGTTGGCTTTTTGGTGGGGGAGTGAAATGACCTTCCTAACCGAACTAGCCGAAGTCCTAGCAAACGCTAATAACGCAATGGCTGGAGTATTCCTCCGCAGTCACGCCAAAGAAATCGTCGCGCTGGTCGAGGCTGTGCAGCAGGAACACGGGGGAGAAATCAACAATCCCCGATGCCCGATCTGCAACGCCCTCGCCGCGCTGGACAAGGAGCCAATAGACCCCAACAAATGGGCCTTTGACCGCGGGCTGGAGAGCTACTGATATGAACAATTGGATCCTCGGGGTAGACCCTGGCCTGTCTGGCTGCATGGCGATGCTCCACAAAGGCGCCGTTGATGTGTTCGACATTCCGACCACCACGCGCACGGTCAACAAGAAAGAGAAACGCCAGATTGACCCGTATCAACTGGCTGCCTGGCTGGAGATACAGCGCCCGCTAATCAAATTCGCCGTGGTTGAACAGGTTGGTACCATGCCCGACCAGGGTATCACGTCCGCATTTAATTTTGGCTTTACAACAGGTTGTATTCACGGTATTATTGCAGCCTGTGGTATTAAAATACGTACGGTACCGCCGCAGGTGTGGAAACGAAAATATGGGCTGCTCGGCCAGAACAAGGACGCCAGCCGCGGGGAAGCAAGTCGCAGGTTCCCCGAGTTCACCCACCTGTGGCCATTAAAGAAGCACGATGGCCGGGCAGAAGCGGCGCTGCTGGCACTTTATGGGAGTGAGACGACATGATCCCCTCGATTGCAGATCAGTTGCTGTACATGGGCCTGGGCGCCGGCATTATGCAACTAATCCATGAATACTACGCTTTCAAACCTGACCATGGCCGGGTGTTCGGTGCCATCCAGATGGTGTTGTTCTGGACTTACTTGTTGGTGAAGACGTGAGTTACCTCGCCGCCTTCGCTGCATCCTTCGTCTATATCTGTTTGAAGGCCATGCAGCAGATCAACGTGGTGCGGGACGCGCAGCGGTGGATCCTGCCCACATCCTTGGGTATGACGGCGTGCGAGTTCTACATCGTAGGCTACATCGCCGCGGTCGGGCCGACGCTGCCGGGCATCATGGCTATTGGTATTGGCTCCGGCCTGGGCTGCCTGCTGGCTATGCGGATACATCGCAAGTGATCTACATCCTGTACGTCGCCTACATTGTCACGGCATCCGGCGTGCCGCACCCGCAGCAGATCGGGCCGTTCAAAGGCATTATCGCCTGTGAACACGCTGCCGCTCAAGTCCAAGCAGTTGACAACCGCATCCGATCCACGGTATGCTTATCGTTGAACCATAAACCAATGCACTGGAATGGAAAGGAACTCCCAAAATGACCCTCCCGACCGACGCTGCCGCCCGCAAAGCCATTCCGGTGTACAGCGGGTTCATCAAATATTTCCCCCGCGGCATGATCGCCGTGGCCCAGTTGTCCAAGATCGGTAACGAACAGCACAACCCTGGCCAGCCTCTTTACTGGGATCGGTCGAAGTCCGGTGACGAGATGGACGCACTGGTGCGGCACATGCTGGACGACGCCATGGGCGTGCCAGTGGACACTGACGGGGTGCTGCACGCCACCAAGCTGGCCTGGCGCGCGATGGGCAATCTGGAGAAGCTGCTGGAGAATAAAGCGGCAAATACCCGGAACGGGGTGAAATGATGCCCTATAAAGACGTTACCAAGAAACGGGAGAATGACCGCAAGTATTGGCTGAAGGTCAAGGGCGCCGGCCCTTTGCCGGTATCAACCGCCATGAACCGAGCCATAGATGTGGTACAACACATTAAGATCAAGGTGCCGAAGCACGGACTAAAGATTGCCTACATCCCGGACGCGCAGGTCATGCCGGGCGTTGACATGCGGCACCTGTTCTGGTGCGGGCAGTATCTGGCAGAGAAGCGCCCGGACGTGATTGTCTGTGGTGGCGACTTTGGCGACTTTCCCAGCCTGTCACGCTTTGGCCGCGGGGAACGCAAGTTTGAAGGGCTGCGCTACCGCCGGGACATTGACGCTTTCCATCAAGGCATGGAACTGTTGATGACACCGATTGCGCTGGCCAAGAACTACAAGCCGGCGCTGCACTTCACCCTTGGCAACCATGAAGACCACATCAATCGCATCACGCAGGAGCACTCCTTTCTGGAAGGGCTGATCTCGCAAGACGACCTGCACTTGGCTGACTATGGCTGGAACGTTCACCCGTTCATGCAGCCTATTGCCATTGCCGGCGTGGCCTTCTGCCACTACTTCCCGAGCGGCGGCCTGGGTCGCCCAATCACGACCGCGCGCGACATCCTGAACAAGCTGCACATGAGCGCCATTGCCGGCCACCAGCAGGGCCGGGACATTGCGTACGGCAAGCGGGCTGACGGGCGCCAGATGACGGCGATCATCAGCGGTAGCTTCTACCAGCACGACATGAGCTACCTGTCGCCATTTACCAACGCCCACTGGCGCGGTATGTGGCTTCTCCATCAAGTTAAAAATGGCGAATTTGACGAGATGGCACTTTCAATCGACTACCTGAAACGGAGATATGCGTGAGCAACACCGTAGACGCAAACGTGTTACGAGCGGTGTTCGCCGCGCGCGTGTCGCTGGCCAAGCTGACCAAGGCCGAAGCGGTAACGCACGCGAAGGATGAATGGGAAAAGACCCAACGCTGGGTCGCGTCTGCCAGCAGCAAGGAAGGGTCGTTCGTCTGGTTCTGCCAGGAGTTTGACTTGGACGAGTCCGCAGTCCTGCGGGCAATACGGGAGCGGCGGAAATGAGTGGCGCGGATAAAGAATACAAGTTCGGTCCAAAAAATAACTGGCGGCGCTCAGTGTGGAACCAAATTAAAGCAAGGCTCAGGGTTCCCGCCAAAGACGCGCTTGTGCTGTACTTGGCCGGCCCCGGTGATTATGACCGCGAGGTAGCAGTAAGCAAAGGGTTCAGGGCAGACAATCTAATATCAGTGGAGCGCAACAGCGCCGTGCTGTCACAGTTGCGAGAGAAAGACGTGCTGACGATCCGAGGCGATTTTGTGGATGCCGTAAGAACGTGGCCCGCAAAAAAGCCGTTTGATGTGGTGTTTGGCGACTTCTGCGGCGACTTGTCGCAAGGTCTGCTTGACGCCATAGGTTGTTTTGCGGTGGTTCGGCAAACCCAACGCAGTGTATTTGCGTTTAACTTTCAGCGCGGGCGGGACGCGACGCTACGCAATTTACGGGCAAAGACCCCCCACATTAAACACCGAGGCGAGTTGCTGGCCGAGGCGTTAGCCTGCGTCGAGTCTCCTTCCTATTTATCTTATCGGAGTGGAACGCTTTTGTTTGATTCCGTCGTGTATTTGTCTGTTTTAGAGGCTAGGCGCCGCTTTACAGATGATTACCGGGCGGACGCTTTTGCCTTTCTCGCAAAGTCGCGGCGCCGTATCGCAACAAGCCCACTAGGGGCCACCCATCCGTTGTGTTTAAAGGAGTTAGAAGCTGCCCAAGAGTATTTGAATGCGGCTACTGTGTTTGAGCCTTACGACGCAGCCTTGCAGCCGCTTGTCGCGCAAAACACTAAAGAATGGCGGGGTGATGTTCCGACGCGGACTAAACGCAGTGCGGCTGCGATAAGTGCCATTCACACCCGCAGAGCGGCGTGCTAACTCCCCGCCCATATCAGATCGAAGGCCGGGATTTTCTGGCCAGCCGCACACGCGCCCTGCTGGCCGATGAAATGAGGGTCGGCAAGTCCTGCCAGGCGATCATGGCTGCGCACAAGCTGGGCGCGCAGTCCATGTTGGTGACGTGCCCTGCCATCGCCGTGCCCCACTGGCACCGGGAGATCGAAAAGTGGTGGCCGTCGGGTCCGCTGCCGAAAGCGCAGGTGCTGTCCTACAACAAGGCCACGACCCTGTGGGAAGAAGGGTTCAGTCAGCCCCGGTTCGACGTGTTCATCCCGGACGAAGCACATTTTGCTAAGACACCAACCGCCAAGCGCACACGCATGGTCTACGGCAAGACCGGGTTTGGTCAAGCCGCCGGCGCCATCTGGCCGCTGTCCGGCACACCCGCACCGAAGCACGCCGCCGAACTCTGGCCGATGCTGAAAGCCTTTGGCGTGGTCGGCATGGATTACCAGGCGTTCATCGAACGCTACTGCGTATACGACAAGTGGGCCGACAAGATCCGCGGCACCAAGCAGTCCATGATCCCGGAACTGCGCACCCTGCTGGCGACCGTGATGCTGCGCCGCACCCGCAAGGATGTGGCACCGGACATGCCGGCCATTGACTTTCAGTTCCTTGAGATCACACCGACCACCGCGGCTGACCTGCCGGCGGGCATTGACACCGAGCACCTGGAAGACAACCCGACTTCGATGCAGGCCGAGCGTATTGCCGTGGCGCAGTCCAAGGTGCTGCCGCTGGCCAAGAACATCGACTTTGCCATCAGCAACGAACTGCTGAAGCAGACCGTGGTGTTCGGCTGGCACACCGAGCCACTGGAGCACTTGACACGGCTGCTGAATTCTCTTAATATAAAGACCGAACTGATTACCGGCAAGACGACGCCGGTGCAGCGGGAGCGGATACAAAATAATTTTCGTAGTGGCTTGACACAAGTTATTGCCGGGAATATTATGAGTTGTGGCACGGCGATTGATCTTAGTTCCGCCAGTCACGGCCACTTTTTAGAGCTAGATTGGGTCAGTGGTAACAATGTGCAGGCCGCCAACCGGCTGGTCAGCATGGAGAAAAAAGAGAAGGTCACGATTGACGTGGCCACGGTGCCGGGAACGATTGATGACGGCGTGCAGCAAGTGTTAATGCGTCGAGTTAAAGAGTTGTCAGCGTTGTATTAATTAAAACATGGCTTATAAAAATCACGAAGATTTACTTGAGTATCGGCGTCAATACCGCATTAAGAATCGAAAACGGATGAACGCATACGCCCGCCAATGGCAAAAAAATTACCGCATAAAAAACGGAGAAGCCGTTAGCGCGTATAAATCCGAATACGATTTGAAACGAAAGTATGGGATAAGCTCTGCCGAGCGCGACGCAATGCTGCAGGAACAGGGCGGGGCGTGCGCCGTATGCAAAACAAAAGAACCAGACGGAAACGGCCGGTGGCGGGTAGATCATTGCCACGTTTCTGGAAAAGTACGAGGGATACTGTGCTCTTCGTGCAACTTGGCATTAGGGCTTATGAAGGACAACATTGCTTCGTTTCGCAGAGCCATTATCTATTTAAATAAGGAAAACAACGAATGATCGAAGTCACATTTAAGTTTGACAGCATTGAGAAAGCTATCGCTACACTGGGTTCGCTGATGAAGGGCGCCGCACCGGTGCCGAACATTGAGAATCCGGCGAAGCCCGAAGGCGCACTCGCTGGCAAACAACGTAAACCCCGTGCGGATGCAGGCAAGGCGCGCGGGCCGTACAAAGACAATGGGGTGGCTACGCCGCCGGCGCCCGCCGAAGCGGACAATGCCCAACCGTCGGGAGAAGTGCCTGCGGAAGTCACCCCGCCCGAAACCGCAGCGCCGAAGGAGACTACAATCGCAGCTGACTCCGTGCAACAGCCGACGGAACCCGCTTCGGCCGCTGCGGCCACCCAAGAGCAAGCCCAGGCTGCATTGGAATCTTTGTTCGCAACCAAAGGGCTGCCAACGGCGCAGGCCACAATGGCACTGTTTGGCGTGTCGCGGCTGCGTGACATGAAGCCGGAAGACTACGGCCAGTTCGTGATTGCGGCGCAGGAGGCAACCAAGTGAACTACCGCCCGCAATATCCGATGGCTAACTACTTCTACTGCTTGTCCGAACTGGTCGCCTTTGACCTGCCGGTGGACACATTCATCTTGGGCTGGATCGCCAACGAGGAAAACCAGTAATGGCGTTTCACGCCAAGCTGTCAGCGTCAGCCGCACACCGCTGGATGAACTGTCCAGCTAGTGTGCGGCTGTCAGAAGGGGTGCCGCACGTTGAAAGCCCGCACGCCAGTCTTGGCACCATGGCGCACTCAGTGGCGGCGTATTGTTTGAAGCATAAGCTGCCGGCCAGCGCCATCTTGGACGATCATGCCGACAGCGTGCAGTTCTACCTAGACTTCTGCCGTAAACAGAAAGGCACACACGCGATTGAGATTGACTTAGCGCCTGCCTTGGCCCGCATCGACCCGGACACTGGCGGCACGGCGGACTTCGTATGCTGGACGGAAGACGGCAAGCACCTGCTGGTGGCCGACTTCAAGTTCGGGACTGGCGTGCCGGTAGCGGCGGAAGACAACAAGCAGTTGAAAATGTACGCGCTTGGCGCTATGCTGTCCCTGTTCCTTTGCCCGGAAACTGTGGAAGTGGCCATTGTGCAGCCCCGGCTGGAGGATCCAGAGCAGTGGGTCAAGCGCAGCACCTTTCGGGCCATTGATCTCTTGGACTTCGCCGCGGATGTGCAGGAAGCGGCAGTGAAGGCGCGGCTACCGGACGCGGAGCCAGTGCCGGGCGAAGAACAATGCCGTTGGTGCCAGGCGGCGAAGGCGAAGCGGTGTTCGGTGGCCGTCAAGACTGGCTACCGCAAACCCGCTGGCGCCAAGATTAAAGCAGATGACTTTGCGGTAATGACGGGACCGTGAGCCTGACGTAATTTTCTCCCCCGTCACTTTAGGAGTAACACACTATGGGTACCCGAGTTCGTATCAACGATGTCCGTTTCAACTTCACCAACAACCTGTTCACCGCCGGCAAGGCCAAAGGCAACGACAGTGGCAAAGAGAAGTTCAGTGTCGTCGCCATCTTCGGACGTGAGCATCCGCAGATTGCCGAGATCAAGGCGGCACTGCTGGAAGCTGCAACCGCCAAGTGGGCGGCCAAAGCGCCAGAAGTGCTGAAGCAACTGGCGGCTGGCGACCGCATCTGCCTGCACGACGGCGATGCCAAGAGCGACCACGCGGGCTACGCGGGCAACTACTTCATCAATGCCAGCAACGAACTGCGCCCGCTGGTCATCGGCCCGAACCGGGAGAACCTGGTGGTGGCGGACGGCAAGCCCTACTCCGGGTCTTACGGCAACATCATCCTGGAGTTCTGGGCGCAGGACAACCAGTTCGGCAAGCGCGTGAACGCTTCGCTGCTGGGTGTGCAGCACACCAAGGACGGCGAACGCCTGTCCGGTGGCGGGATTGCCGCGGCGGATGACTTCGAAGCCATCCAGATGCCGCCCCCGGCTGCAGGTTCCGGCGGTGGCAGCAGCGGCGCAGCAGCACTGTTCTAAAAGACGGCCCTTCCCCGCCGGCGCTGTGTGGGCTGGCGGGGTCTTTTTCTTCTGGAGAATTCAATGGCCGCTTACTACAACGAGATTGATCCCTACGCCGCCCAGTGGCTGCGTAACCTGATCGCCGCGGGGCACATTGCGCCGGGCGACGTGGACGAAAGGAGCATCAACGATGTCAAAGCCGACGACCTTAAAAACTACACCCAGTGCCACTTCTTCGCCGGCATCGGGGTCTAGTCTTATGCCCTCCGACTCGCAGGCTGGCCCGACGACCGGCCTGTGTGGACTGGAAGCTGCCCCTGCCAGCCATTCAGCGCAGCAGGAAAGCAGCAAGGAACCGCAGACGACCGGCACCTCTGGCCAGTCTGGTCAGAACTTATCCGCCAGCGAAAGCCTGCGGTTGTCTTTGGTGAACAGGTTGAAGCAGCAATCCGCCACGGCTGGCTCGACCTTGTTCAAGCTGACCTGGAAGGAATCGACTACGCCTTCGCAGCGGCCGGTATCCCTGCTGCGGGCTTCGGTGCGCCGCACATCCGACAGCGATTGTGGTTCGTGGCTGAGTCCAACCAGTTGCAGTCCGAACAGTTTGCGCGGTCAGGGGCAAGACCCGGAGTTGCGGAAGGCGCAGGGTCATGCGGTGAACCTGCAAGATCAGGTACGCCTCGCCGGCTGGGTAACAACAACAACAACAACAAGGGACTGGAAGGACACTGCGGCGGACATCAAGCCGAGGGAGGATGGGACGGAGCGGTTCGATCAGCTGCCGCGGCAGGCGAATCTGGCGGGGTGGCAGACTCCGAAAGCGATGGACGGGGTGTTCTCGACACCACGAACGTCGGATCGTCCGATGCACCGAGCAACGCATCTGCAAACGCAGACGATGGCGCAACTGTCCGACAAGAGCGACCTCCCGGCCAACGGGCCGGCCCGACTAACGGCCACTGGCGAAATGCTGATTGGCTCCACTGCCGGGATGGAAAGTGGCGGCCAGTTGAACCCGGCACATTCCCGCTGGCTCATGGGGCTGCCAGCCGAGTGGGACGCCTGCGCGCCTACGGCAACGCGATCGTCCCGCAGGTCGCCGCAGAAGTCATCTCAGCCTACATGCTTGGCTGATCTCCTGTGACCGAACCCGTCGCCCACGGTGACTTTGAAACCCGCAGCGCCGTTGACCTGCGGGAAGTCGGGTTGCACAACTACGCCCGCCATGAATCCACGGATGCGTGGTGCTTCTCCTGGGCCATCGGGGATATGGAGCCGGAAGTCTGGGTGCCCGGCGACAAGTTCCCTGACGTAATGCGGCGACACATTGAATCCGGCCGGCAGTTCCATGCCTGGAACGCACCTTTTGAATTGGCGATCTGGAGCGAAGTCATGCGCCGTCGTTACAATTGGCCCGCCATTCGGCCCGAGCAGACGCATTGTGTGATGGCCCGCGCCTACGCAATGGGGTTGCCTGGGGCGCTGGAAGATGCCGCTCTGGCGCTGGGCCTTCCGCTGCTGAAGGATACTGAAGGTAGAGCGCTTATGCTTCGCATGTGTAGGCCGCGCAGCAAGCCCAACCAGCCGATTGCATGGTGGGATGATCTGGATAAGCAAGAACGACTGCGCACGTATTGCCAGCAAGACGTTCGTGTCGAACGTGAAGTTGGCCGCCGCGTGCTTCCGCTCTCGGACAAGGAACGCCAAGTCTGGTTGCTGGACTACCAGATCAACCAGCGTGGCGTGATGATTGACGTGCCCACGGCCAAGGCAGCGATCACCCTGGCTGATACCATGAAGGTGAAATATGACGAACAGATGGCCGAAGCCACCAATGGTGCCGCGACTTCATGCACGGCGCTTGCTCCGATCAAGGAGTGGCTTAATCAACAAGGCTGCCACAAAGCACTCGTTGGCTTGGCTAAAGCGGATGTCACGGAACTGCTGGCCGACGATACCTTACCCGCTGCTGCCCGACGTGTCCTGACACTGCGGCAAGAGGCGGGCAAGGCCAGCAATGCCAAGTTCAACGTCATGGTCAACCAAGCCGGCGACGATAACCGGCTGCGCAATCTAGTCCAGTATCATGGTGCCGCCACCGGGCGCTGGGCTGGCCGCGCGGTGCAAGTCCACAATCTAGTCCGTGATATGCCGAAGGCTCACATCATTGAGCACGTATTGGAACTGGTGCGGGGCGGGCAGCATGAAGCTATCGACATGATCTACGGGCCGCCACTGTCCATGGTGTCCCGGTGTATGCGGTCGTTCTTTACGGCAGCGCCCGGCAAGATGCTGCTGGCGGCGGACTTCTCAAACGTCGAAGGGCGGGGCGCTGCGTGGTTCGCTGGCGAACACTGGAAGATCGAAGCCTTCCGCGCAGCCGACGCCAAGACAGGGCCGGGCATCTACGAGTTGGCCTATGCCAAGTCGTTCAACGTGCCGGTGGAGTCTGTCAAGAATCCCTCGGAAGAACGGCAGGTCGGCAAGACGATGGAGTTGGCTTTCGGCTACCAGGGTGGGGCCGGCAGCTTTCATGTGATGGGCAAAACTTACGGAGTGAAAGTCACCGATGAAAAAGCAGACGAGTTCAAAAACGCCTGGCGCTCGGCGCACCCGCGCATCGTCGGCACGTGGTATGGCATCCAAAGGGCGGCAATCAGCGCCGTCAAAAACCCCGGCGAAGTCTACGCTTGCGGCCACCCCGGTCGCCAAGCCAAGTTTAAAGTGGCCGGTTCGTTTCTATGGTGCCTGCTGCCAAGCGGTCGCGCAATTTGCTATCCGTATCCGAAATTGCTGGAAGGCGAATACGGGCCGCAGCTGACCTACATGACCAACCCTTCCCCGGACGACCGGAAGAAGGGCAAGGTCATCAAGGATCCGCAGAACTCGGCCAACTGGGCGCGGGTCGGCACCTACGGCGGCAGCCTGTTCAACAACATTATCCAAGGCACCTGCCGTGACCTGCTGGCGGATTGCATGTTGCGTTTGTCCGCCCTTGGTGCTAACATAGTTCTTCACGTCCATGACGAAGCGGTTGTGGAAGTTGACGCGGACAAGGCAGAAGCCGCGCGCCAGAAGATGCAGGAGATCATGCGAACCCCGCCCGAGTGGGCTGCCGGGTTCCCCCTTTGGGCTGACTGCGGAGCGATGAAACGATATGGTAAGTAAACTTGACGCCGCCATCGCCCTTGCAGCCAAGGGCTTTGAGGTGTTCCCGATCAAGCCGGGGGCGAAGTTCCCGCCCTTGGTCAAGGACTGGCCCAATAAGGCATCCAATATTGTCCAATTCTTTGGCCCGTGGTGGGACAAGAACCCGGACGCGAACATCGGGATCCACGCCAAAGGCATGATTGTCATTGACGTTGACGTCAACAAGGGCGGTGACGACTCGCTGGCCCTACTGGAGATGACGCACGGGTTTCCTGAAACCCTTACAACGATCACCCCAACTGGCGGGCGCCACCTGTTCTACCGCACCGACGCGCCGGTCGCCAACGGGGTGGACTGCCTTGGCCGAGGGGTGGACATCCGTGGGCAGAACGGCTACGTTGTAGCCCCTGGCTCAGAGGTCGAAGCCGGGCGCTACCGGTTCGACAAGGACATCCCGATAGCCGACGCGCCCGACTGGCTTGTGCTAAAACTTGGCACGGTCGTACACAAAACCAGCACGTCCACCACCGATGTACAGGATGCGCCAGTGGACGTGGTGGCGCGGGCGCGGGAGTGGCTGGCCAAGCAACCCGGCGCCGTCGAAGGCGAGGGTGGCGACGCGCAGACCTTCAAGGTCATCTGCGCCCTACGGGATCTGGGGCCGTCAGCCGAGCAGGCCGGCGAACTGCTGGCGGAGTGGAACGATCGCTGTTCCCCGCCGTGGACGCCCAACGAATTAGGCGTTAGGGTGGGTAACGCCTACCGCTATGCACAGAACGACGCTGGCGCGCGCGCCGCCATGCCGGATGACTTCCCAGTCATGGATGTGCCGCCGGCGCCACCCCGCAAGCCCACCAAGGTCACTCGCCTTTCTCAATTCGCGAATCAAGAATCCAAGGGCGCGGGCTACTTGGCCAAGGGGTTGCTGCAGAAGGCATCCTACGCCATCGCCTACGGCCCCCCTGGCGGCGGCAAGACCTTCACCCTGCTGGACTTGGCCTACAACATTGCCGCCGGCAAGGACTGGATGGGTCATAAAGTCCACGGCGGGCCGGTGCTCTACCTGCCTTTTGAGGGTGGTGGCGGGCTAATCAAGCGCGCCCAGGCGCTGCGCCAGAAGTATGGCAACGAGGACGTGCCGTTCTTCATCGCCCCTGCCAGCTTCAATCTGCGGGAGCAGACTGGCCGCAAGGAACTGGGTGCCGTCATTGCTGACCTGCCGGAGAAGCCGGTGCTGATCGTGATCGACACCTTGGCGCGTGCGCTGATGGGCGGGGACGAGAATTCCGCACAGGACGTAGGGGCTTTCAACAGCGCGGTGGCGGCCCTGATCGAATCGACCGGCGCCTGTGTGCTGATCGTCCACCACTCCGGCAAGAACCAGAACGCCGGGGCGCGCGGGTCGTCAGCCCTCTTGGGCGCTATTGACACGGAGTTGCAGATCAGCGACAATAGAGTGACTGCCAGCAAGCAGCGGGACGTGGAGATTGGCGCCCCGATTGGCTTCAAGCTGGTGCCCGTGGTAGTGGGGCTGGACTCCGATGGCGACGAGATGACGAGTTGTGTGGTGGAGCCGGACGCCGTAGGCACAGGCCCGACTGGCAGACTGGCCGGCCACGCCAAGCGGGGGTTTGATGTGCTGTGCCGGCTGCGGCCGGACAACACTTCAATCAGCGACATCGAATGGAAGGAAGCGTGCCTAGAGTTCCTGCCGGCGCGCAAGGCTTCGTTCTATGACATGAAGAATGTGCTTCTGAAGAAGCGATACATTGTGGTTGACAACGAAGGGCTGGTAACACGGAGGATGGAATAATGCCGTTATACGATTTGTTCTGCCCCACCTGCCACCGCACGGTCGAACGCCAGTGCAAGATTGACGACCGGTTAAGCCAACGCTGCTACCACGATGGCGATGTGTTGACCGTAAAGGTGGCACCTGTCTACGGCAAGATGGCGGGCACGGTGCTGAAAGGTGGCGGACCTGATCGGTTCACCGCGGACGTGCTCGGTGTGCGGCTGGACGAACTGCCTAGCGGATTGCGGACAACCAAATGAGTTTCACCGACGGCAACAAAGCGGACGGCAAGCACTACTGGCTTACGCCACCGGAATTGATGGACCGGTTGCAGTTAGAGTTCGACTTCAACTACGACCCCTGCCCTTTCCCTAAGCCCGAGGACTACGACGGACTGGACGCTGAGTGGGGGTCGCGCAGTTACGTCAACCCGCCATTCGGCGTCGTCATGCATAAAGGCAAAAAGAAAGGCGCCACTGCTTGGGCGCGGAAGTGCATCGAAGAACACCGCAAGGGCAAGACCGTGGTGATGGTCTATCCGATTGACAAGTGGGTGTTGATGCTGCTGGACGCCGGCGCCAAGGTGCGCAACCTAAAGGACGTGAAGTGGTGCGCCACTGAGGACGGGACGCCCGGCAAAGGCACCGGACGGCATGTTGCTATGTTCGTGCTAGAGGCCGAACAGCCGCCCAAATAAATCCGATGTTGGCCACGGCGTACGCAGCCCACGCCATGGCCATGCCCGGATCACCGGCTTTGCCGTAGCGCACCGCCACCGACAGATACAGGCCGGCGGCGATGATCAGTTCCCAAGGTGTCACTTGCTAACGCCCTTCGACTTCTCCACAGAGCGCAGGGTGCCGAGGCCCAGCATACCGGTCACAACGACCCACAGGAGGTCGATGTTGACATCCGGCGGCGCTGGCCAGCCCTTGGCCGCACCAACCCACACCAGCACTGGTTGGACAATCGTAGCGTAAACAAAGCCTGCGCCGCCCGCCCAGCCAAAGAACGGCCGCCAGCCGGCAACGAATACGGAAGCGTGCTGCGCCTCGCGCGCATTGATCTCCAGTTGGCCCATGATCTGCTTCAGATCACCATCCTGGGTCATC